TGCCAATCATCTCAGTCACAATGCCGATGTGATTACGCATGGTCAGATCAAGGAAGTTAGCCTTGTTCTTGCCGGCGCTAATCCCGGGGCATATATTGAAAATGTCTCTATCCAGCATGGAGATTATTCCGATGATTTTGAAGAGGCTATCATCTATGGAAACGATGAAGTTGATCTCGAAGAATCGGACGAAATTGAACACTCTGATGACGAAGAAGATTCTGATGAAGATTCTGATGAAGATTCCGATGAAGACATCACTGTTCAAACGGTCTTTGATTCCATGACAAAGGAACAGCAGGCTGTTGTTCTTTCTCTCATGGATATGGCCAAGAAGGGCGAGAAGCCGAGTAAAAACAATTCGGTTGAACATGCAGATACTAAGCAAGATGAACTGACTGTTGGTGATGTCTTCGATTCGATGACTGATCTTCAACGGAAGGTTGCATATAATTTGATCGGTGCAGCCCTTAATAATCAGGACTCTGATTCGGACGATCAGAGCGATGAACAAAATGAAAAGAATTCGTCCGATAAGGTAGAACATTCTGATTTCGAAGGAGCAGACAACATGCATCAGAATATTTTCGAAAGTTCCGTTGAAGAGGACGCCATTGAGTATGATGCCCTCAGCCATGCCGACATGAAGCAGATGATTGATGAAGCCGAACATGTTGGTTCCATGCGTGCATATTTTAAGAATCATACCGATCCTGATACCGGTGAACTGACCATTCAGCATGATGATACTCACACCTATGGTATTCGCGACATCGATATTCTGTTCCCTGATGCCAAGGCAATCCGAAATACCCCGGATTTCTATAAGCGTCGCACTGAATGGGTGAATGCGGTTCTGAACGGTACTTCTCATGTTCCGTTCTCTCGAATTAAGTCCATGTATGCCGATATTACCACGGAGGAAGCCCGTGCTAAGGGTTACACCTTGGATCGTAACAAGAATAAGCGTAAGACTGAAGAAGTCTTTAATGTTCTGAAGCGTACTACGGAACCGCAGACCATTTATAAGAAGCAGAAACTCGATCGTGATGATATTCTCGACATCACCGATTTCGATGTGGTTGCTTGGCTCAAGGTCGAAATGCGTGTCATGTTCGATGAGGAAATTGCTCGTGCAATCCTTATTGGTGATGGCCGAGATTCTTCTTCCGAAGACAAGATCCGTACCGATCGTATTCGTCCGATTGCATTCGATGATGATCTTTACACCATCAAGAAGACTCTTACCAAGAAGTTTGATCTGACTGGTGACAATCAGACTCGTACTACTAAGGCACTGGAGCTTGTCGATGCTGTTACCGAAGCCCAGGTCGATTATCAGGGTTCCGGTACTCCGACTCTCTATGCTGCTCCGAAGATGATCGCTGCTATGCTTACTTGCCGCGATACCCTGAACCATCGTCTGTGGAGGACTCGTGCTGATCTTGCAGCTGAGTTGAATGTTACCAACATTGTGGATGTTCCGGTTATGGAGACCGCTAAGGATTCCGATGGCAATCCGTTGCTCGGCATCATCGTGAATCTTCGTGATTACACCGTTGGTGCTGATAAGGGTGGATCGATCTCGATGTTCGATGATTTCGATATCGATTTCAATCAGCAGAAGTATCTGATGGAATCCCGTGCCTCTGGTGCTCTTACTTACCCGAAGTCTGCGATCGCACTGTTCTCCCCAAAAGCGTGACGCCTTCTGAGCCGTCTGTAATTGGTACTCTGGATGTTAAGGCAACTGCCGCATCTGGTGGCCAGACGGTTACAGTGACTCCGAAGGCATCTGCTCCTAATGCCAATCGATATAAGATTACAGCTTCTGGATCTGAGCCAACTGTTGCGCTGAATACTGTATGCTCGACGTCTGATGGCTGGACTGCACTTGGATCCAATGGTAAGGTCACTGGACTTGCCGGACAGGTAATTACTGTTGTTGAAGTAGATGCTTCCGATAAGGCAGTTAAGAAGGGTAAGGCAACCCTTCCGACTCCTGGTGAGTGATCTTATATGAAGTTCTGCGGTAAGATTGGTTATGCACCCGAAACGGTTGAGGTCACGCCGGGTGTTTATGAAGAACAGATCGTGGAACATATTTATAGAGGTGATGTTATTCGTAACACTCGTCGTCTTGAATCAGATGACAAGGCTAACGATGACATCACCTCTAATAATAGCATCAGCATTATGGCCGATGCGTATGCATACGATCATTTCTATGACATGCGCTATGTTGAATGGCAAGGGTCAAAATGGAAAGTTACGAATGTTGAAGTACAGCGACCTCGATTGATTCTTACGATTGGAGGCATTTATAATGAGCAATGATCGTAGAATTAAACTTCAACTTGAGCTTGAATCTTTGTATAAGGAAGCATATCCTAATGCAAAGAAAGCAGCTGTATATTTCCAACCTCCATCCAATATCAAGATGACCTATCCTTGTATAATTTATTCAAGAGATAGTGCCGATACTAAATTCGCCGATAATCGGATCTGGCATTACACTCAACGATACCAGATCATTATTATCGACAAAGTTCCGGATACACCGTTGATTGATAAGATTACAGAAAAACTTACATTCCGCTTTGATCGGCATTATGTTGCTGATAATTTAAATCACGATGTATTCGATATTTTTTATTAAGGATTAAAAATGGATAACGATACCCAAGATGAGGAGAATACCGTGGTAGAAAAGATTGTTTGGGACAAGTCTGGTTCCCGTTATTACGAAACTGGTACTTCTAAGGGCGTTCTGTACCCGATGGATGCTGCTGGCGCTTATGGTACTGGTGTTGCTTGGAATGGTTTGACGGCCGTTACCGAGTCTCCGTCTGGTGCTGAGGCTAATGACCTTTACGCTGATGATGTCAAGTATGCTACCCTT